CCGGAATCTGGGCACTCCGAGCAGTTAACTTATGGGGCAACCTCAGTCGTAAGCACCTTGAGCGTAAGGGACTCAGCGGAGCTTATGATTCGCGCCGTGCAAAGGAATGGGGAGCCAAAGGCTTACCCGACAATCTTGAACCTGACGCTAAAACAAAGCTCGTCAAAACAGTTTCCCTGGTGAAATCTTACAAGGAAGCTGTCGCGGCGATTGATAACGGTTACCCCGTGGTCGTTTGCTCGGATCAGGGTTTCACCATGACCCGTGATTCGGACGGTTTCTGCCGACCGAAGGGTACTTGGTATCACGCCATGTTGTTCATGGCAACGCGTAAGGGTCGGCGTCCGGGGTTGGGCTGCCTCCAATCGTGGGGCGGAATGGTTCCGGATGGCCCCTTAGCTTTGGATCAACCCGATAACTCTTTCTTTGTTGACGCTGAAATTTGTGAACGTATGCTCCGTCAAGGTGACTCCTTCACTGGTAGTCAGTTCGACGGCTACCCTGCCCAAGACATTGTCACCTGGAGACACTAATGAGCTATATTCGTCTGGCTGCTCTTGGCACGCATACTATTAAAGCGCAGTCTGACAATAGCCAGATTCTGATTACAAAGCTCCGCTTTACAGCTAACGGCACAGGTACCGTCACTATTTCTGACGGTACCACTTCCTATGTCTTTGATGTTGCCGCTGGAATGTCCGACGATTTTTGTTGGGGACTTGTGTTCGCTGGTACGGCCGATGTTACCTTCACAGTAGCAACCGCTACTGTATCGATCTTCTGGGAACACACTTACAAGCCATGAGAAAAATCTTCCTTACCCTGCCTATCATTTTGATTTTACCTACTTCATTATTCGCAGCGGATAAGGAAGAGATCAAACTCTCAATGGAATTTGAGAGGATGAAGTGTAGGGCAAATTATGTTAATGATTTGTCCCGGCCAATGAAGGAAGGGCAATTATTCATTCTTTGGGTCGATTGTGTCGATCTAAAGCTGTATAAGAGCCTGAAGTTGCGGTACCCCGATGCACTTCACTCCTTCACAGAGAGCAAAGCTCTCCAGGATGTTCAGCCAGGGGTAGTGGTAGGCATCCGGCGTGCCACGATGGTTGAACGGGCTAAGACGTACAGTGTAGCAATGTTGTCTACACTGAATGCCGAGGGGGTGATCCAAAATAGTCTTAGCCCGCCTCCGGGCAGCTCTTCACCGGGTTGTCCCGGAGGAGTTTCTGAATGGACTGGCTTTCGACACTGATCTCCGCCTTGATGGGAGCGGTCGCTTCCGGCGTACCTTTGTATATTAAATTTAGAAACGCCCAATTCGAGCTTTCTAAGCAAGGAAGGATTTTGGACTTGGAAGTTGCCCACCAGCAGTCCGAACACGACAAAAGTAATCGTATTAATACGGAAGCCGAATGGAAACGTATTCTTGAATATAGAGACGCAGAACTTTCTACGCTTCGTGCGCGTGATGAAGCTCAGGATCGACAAATTAAAGACCTTTATGACAAATTTGTTGAAAGTGAGAAAAATAAAGCACGACTCGAAGCAATTGAAGGCGTAAATAAAGAGCGAATGGCCGCGTTGGAAGACAAGTTACTCAAACTTTCTATTGCTTTAGAGGGCTATAAAAATGTTTCCCAAGGAATTCCCGCTCCAGGCTGCCCGGCAGGTTGCCCGTTTTCTAACAAAAGCGGACACTGACCTTGGCCGTTTGTCCTTAGCAGTGTGGGAGCTTGCTGGCTTTGGCTTAGGGAAGTATTTTCAAGAAGCACAATACCTCCTTGACGCTCCGCCAGAAGTTACTGATCCTAAGGTTAATGAGATTGTTGCGCAATTGGCTAGCGACCAGCCAGTAACCCTATCCCCTGAACTCGAAATCCTCGTTCAAGCCTTGGTTACAAAGCTTGTTAAGTGGGGACTCAGCAAGTTAGGACTGTAAGATGGATTATGAACGTGTAGCTCCCGATGATCCGCGGCGTTGCCATGCTGTTAATGTTGGCATGTCGCGAGATCAATGTCCAATGAAGGCTGTAGATGGTTCTAAGTTCTGTCGGCTACACGGCGGAATCAACCAAGAGAATCTGAATAAGAAGGCGGCGCTTTCAAATTATCGCCTTCAACAGTATAGCGAGCGTGTCGCTGATTTCGCTAACAATCCGGAGGTCAAAAATCTTCGGGAAGAAATCGGCATCATTCGCATGACTCTTGAAAATCTGCTAAATCAGTGCGATAACGCTAATAAGTTGATGATTTATAGCGACAAGATCACTAATCTTGTCAATGTTGTCTCAAAGCTGATTCAAACAGCACAAAATCTTGAGGAAAAGAACAATAATCTTCTTGACCGCAAGATTGTGATTGTAATTGCCGACAGTATTACAACGATTATTGGCAATTACATTAAAGATCCAGATGCTTTGAACGAGATTGGGGCTAAAATCTGTGAGTCAATTATCAACGCTGCTAGCCCAACGCATTCAGCAAGGGCTGTCGCGCAAGTCGATCACTGAACCTAGTCGGTGGGCTTGCAAATATCGTTATATGGGGCACCCTTACCCTGGATTGTGGACTTTTGAACACCATCCTTGGCTAAGGGATATGCATGACTCTAAAGCTAGCCTCAATGTAGGGCAAAAAGCAGCTCAGTGCGGGTATACTGAATGGGCACTTAATAAGTCATTCTTCTTTATTGACGTAAAGAGAATGGATGTTCTCTACGTATTGCCTAATACCCGCCCTGATGCTGCTGACTTTTCCTCTAGTCGCTTTGATAAAGCGTTAGAGTTGTCAGAACACTTAAAAACGTTATTTTCAGATGTTCAAAACGTGGGCCATAAGCGAGCAGGTTCTTCAAACTTGTTCATTCGTGGCTCGAACTCTCGATCTGGCCTTATGTCGATTCCTGTTTCGTTACTAGTTCTTGATGAACTTGACGAAATGGCGCAAGAGAATATCTCTATTGCACAGGAACGACTTTCTGGTCAGATCGAGCGTCACCAGTTGATGCTTTCTACTCCAACTATTCCTGATTACGGCATCAATTATTACTACAATGACACAACGAAAGAACACTTCTTCTTCCCTTGTCCGTCTTGCAGTAAGTTGATTGAACTACGATATCCAGAAAATGTTGTAATTTGTGGAGATGACGCTGCTGACCCTCGTACTAAAGAATCGCACTTAATTTGCAACGAGTGTAAAGCTGTTCTTCCACATGAAGCTAAGTTTGAGTTCCTTAATAAAGGTCAGTGGGTTGCAGAGCATCCTGGGCGGGACGCTCGTGGCTTTTACATTAATCAGCTTTACGCGATGCACCTTCATCCGGAGGTTTTCGCTAAAGCTTTCCTTAATAGCTTAAAAGACCCGTCTGCCGAGCAAACATTGTTCAATGCAAAGCTCGGAATGCCTCACATTGTAGCTGGTGCCCGGATTACTGACGGGATGCTTGACCAATGTATTGGAACTCACTCTAGAATTGACTTCAATCGTCAAGGTATTGTCACAATGGGAGTTGACGTTGGTCGTCAGCTTCACGTTGAAATTGACCAGTGGGACTTGGGCGGAGCTTCCGGCCATGATATTAATTCTTACGCTCGTTGCCGGGTTCTTAATCACCTGGAACTTGACCACTTCGAAGAACTTGACCGCTTAATGTTTGATATGGGCGTTCACTTTTGCGTGATCGACTCTCAACCTGAGCGACGTAAAGCTTTGGAGTTTGCTAACAGGTTTCCTGGTAGAGTAAAACTTTGTCGGTATCCTGTTGGCGTAAATGGCCGGAATATTACGATTTCTAGCGAAGAAGAAGCGATTATTAATGTTGACCGTACTTCTTGGCTAGATTTAAGCCTTGGACGTTTCAAAACAGGCACTATTTTATTGCCTATTGACACTACCATCGCCTACAAGGACCAAGTGAAAGCGCAAGTCCGTATCCCGAAGAAGGATAAGGACGGTAATCCTATTGCTAGGTACGAAACTCCTGGCAATCGACATGACCACTATGGACACGCGAGGAATTACGCTGAAATTGCGTTACCCTTCGCTCTAGGCTTAGGCGTTTCAAGCGATATTAGAGGGTAAAATGAAAATTTCAGCGATCAGACACCCCGATTATCTTCGTAGCTATGAAGATTACGTTAAGTGGCGTCTAACTTTCCAAGGTGGACGTAACTTTGTTCAGAACTACTTAGTTCGTTTTTCAAAGCGTGAAGACGAAAATGAATTCAAGGAGCGTAGGGCAATGGCCCACTCTCCTTCGTTCGCAAAAGCAGGTATTAATAAGCTCAAAAATACCTTCTATTCGCGAATGTCTGAGATTGTTCGCATTGGTGGTCCTAAGTCTTATATTTCAGCTTGTAACGGTGAAAAGGGTGGCGTAGATCTCTATGGTTCTGCGATGAATCGGTTCATGGGAGAAAAGGTTCTCCCTGAACTGATGACTATGCGAACTGTTGGAGTATACGTTGACAAACCACCCTTAGACGGTAAGCTTTTATCTAAGAATAACGATAAGAAGCCTTATCTTTATATTTACAAAGCTGAAGACATTCTTAGTTGGAATTGGTCGTATTACGACGGTGAATTTGTATATTATAACATTCTCCTTCGTGATACAGACTATACTTACGATCAAACTACAGGCTTAGTTGGCGGAACGCGGGAACGTTTTCGTCATATGTGGATTGGAGAAGACGGTTATGTCCATATCCAATTCTGGACTGCTAATGACGAAGATGATGAAAACGATATTAAGGACGGGCCAGAAATCACCCTTCCTTTGAAGCGTTTGCCTTTCGTAGTTCTTGGTTTGAAAGAAAGCTTATTAGCGGACGTTGCTGATTATCAAATTGGCCTTCTTAATCTAGCTTCTTCAGACCTTAACTATGTCAAGAATGCGAACTTTCCGTTCTACACTGAGCAGTTCGATCCTGTTGCTGCTCAGGTGTATAACCGTCGTCCTCCTTTGCCTAATATTGCTCGTAATGCTAGTGTTGACCCGGCCGAAGGGACGTATGTTGACTCGCAGCGAGCCGACCGAGATGATGAAGTAATTGTAGGTACTTTGAAAGGTCGCAAATATCCTAAGGGTGTTGATCGCCCCGATTTCATTGCGCCACCTACTGAGCCGCTTCTTGCTAGCATGAAGAAGCAAGAGCAAATGAAAGCTGACATCTTTGAACTTATTGATGTCGCAGCTTCTAACGCTCAACCTCAGCACGCATCTGCTGAATCAAAGCAGATGGACGATCGTGGCATTGAATCAGGCTTAAGCTATATTGGCTTGGAGCTTGAATGGGGCGAACGCGAAATTGCCAAGATTTGGGCTGGCTACGAAAGCGAAGAGCCTGCTGAAGTTAAGTATCCGCCTAAGTATACACTCAAGAGTGATGAACAGCGTCTTAATGAAGCTGAGAAACTTAACGACATTAAGACTTCCGCTCCTTCGCGAACCTTTGCAAAGGAAGTTGGGAAACAAATTGTTGATGTTATGCTTTCAGATAAGGTTGCTAACAAAACTCTTGAAACGATTAAGCAAGAGATCGATGAAGCTGAGTATATTTCTTCCGATCCTGACTTGATTAAGACAGCTTCGGAACTTGGGATGGTAGATGCAGTTACTGGTTCCAATGCTCTTGGCTTTAACGGTGATAAGGTTGTACCTAAGGCCCAAGAGGAACATGCTAAGCGTCTAGCCTTGATTGCTGAGAGTCAAGCTAAGGGTGCCGCTCGCGGTAACCCTGATGAGGCTCCGGTTCAAGGTAAAGATGCTGATGCAAAGCGTGAAAAGGATAATTCTCAGAAAAATAAAGACAAGCAATCGAATCCCGCCCAGGACAAAACTAGAGGGGCTGAATGATCCGTAACAGTCAAATCGTAGTTGAAGTCCTAAGCTCTGGTGAAGGGGCAGTAAGACTTCGACAGATATATGTTGAACTGTTGGGTAAAGGTACATCGCACGCCCGAACGTATCAACAAGTTGTCGAAGTTTTGAGTCGTGGTGAAGGTGCTGTCCGTAATCGCCAAATGTATCTTGAAGCTTTAACAGAGGTATAAATGCTTAGGTTCACTGAAGGTTTTGACTGGACGACGACAATTGGTAATTTTGTTACTCAACTAAAATGGACTGCAAGCTCCGGGTTAGCTACGGGTAATATTGCTGGAACTTTACGCTTTGGTTCAGGTAGTGGTAACTATTTGTCTTGTACCAATAGTAACCACTATATTGAAAAAGCTTTCGGTTCTAATGAAGCTAGTGGTGTAATTGGTTTTGCTTTCAGAAACGATACAGCCGGGCAAACCTGTAATATGTTGGTGTTGTTTGATGACACAACAGTACAGATTTTCTTGCGTCTAAATACAGACAATACTGTATCTATTTGCCGTGCTACCACTTCCACTGTTCTTGGTACTACTACTGAGACATTGACGACTGGTACGTGGAAGTACGTTGAGCTTAAATGGGCAATTAACAACAGTATTGGTGGTAGTGACGTTATTTTGTATTTTGATGGTGTTGCTGTCCTTACGCTTTCAGCCGCAGCAGATACTCAGAATACGGCTAACGCTTACGCTACTAAGTTTCGTCTGCTCGGTCCGTCTCCGAATACCGCTACGAATAATACTACCTTTATCGACGATGTATATTGGCTTGATTTAACTGGCTCAGTTAATAATGCACCGTTAGGTGATGCTCGGATTCAGACATTGTACCCTAACGATAACGGTAATACTAGTAATTTCACTGGTAGTGATGGTAATTCTGTTAACAATTACCAGCAGGTTGACGAAACTGCACTGAATACCGCAGACTATAATGATGGTGCGGCTGTTAATGATAAGGATACTTATGCATTCACAGACACGCTTTCAACTACAACTGTGATTCATGGTCTATCCATTAATCACATTAGTTTGCGTACTGATGCTGACGCTCGTTCTGTATGTCCTGTAGTTCGACACAGTGGAACTGATTACGATGGTTCTAATCAATCTCTTGGCGCAACATCTGTAAATTATCAACAGATTTACGAAACCAATCCAGGTACTAGCTCTGGTTGGACTAAATCTGATGTTGATGCCGCTGAATTTGGATTGAAAGTAACGGTGTAATATGGCATCAAATGCTAGACTCTATCAAGAATATGTAGAAGTTCTAGCATCTGGCGCTCCTGTTGCTAGAATTTTACAAATATATAGTGAGGTTCTGAGCACTGGTACTCCACATGCTCAGGTATATCAAATATATGCGGAAGTTCTAGCAACTTCTCGTTCTTCTGCTCGATGCTTTCAAGAATATGTTGAAGTCTTAAGCGATCCATCGACTGTTGCTGGTCTTTATGAAGAAGAAGCAGACAACACTATTAACTTACAACAATCTGTTGAAGTTAATAAGTCTATCGCGGTTGAAGCTAGCAGTACAATTACCTTAACGAGTGAGGTAATTAAGGGTGTTAATGTAGCCGCAGAAAATGAACTTGAATTTACACAAGATGCAAGTTACACGATCAGTCGAGAGCGTTCTCTTAATAGCTTACTGATCCCCTTTCAAACTGTTTCGTTGGAAGGTCTATATAATCGGTCAGCTGAGAACACGATTGCGCTTTCACAGTCTGTGTCAGGATTTGCAAGCAAACCAACCTCTAATACATTAGTATTAACACACACTGCAAGCGCGTTTGCTGCTAAGGCCGCATATAGTGAAATCGCTTTAAATCAAACTGTTGAAGTTGGTTATTCGATTGGTCGCTCGCGTACAAGCACGATTAATCTTAATCAAACTGTAACAGTCAAGAAAACTCTGAACCTTGAAGCAAGTAGTATTCTTGCTTTTGTTCAGAACGCACGCGGCACTCGGTTAATCGAAGAGTCTGTAAGTAGCACGATTCCATTAGATCAAGATTTAGTTCGTACAAGATACAATGAAGCAACGAATTCATTGACTACTTTGACCCAGACAGTCTCACTGTCTGTGATTCGGAATAGGTCAGTATCCCATACTATTGAATTGACGCAAACGTTAGCAATGAATGCGACGTTTGATCGTTCAGTATCAAACACGATTACATTCAATAGTAGCTTTGCTAAGCCTTTGGGTGATGGGACGTATGTAACTGTTCCGGAATTGATTGTAGTTAAGATTCGTCGGCTTGTTACTTTGCGATCTGATACACAAGCAATTGTGTTGCCTACTCCTGAATTTAATGATTTTGAAGGTTCCAATGGAACTATCAATATCAAACGTTCAATGAATGGGGATCGTCGAGTATATGTTCGAGCTTCATTAACTTCGAGGTTGAATTATAGCTTTGTAATTGATCGGCGTAAAGCTATTGAATTAAGGAACTTTGTACTTAATAACAATAGCAATTACTTCACTTTGGAGAATTGGAAGGGTGAACTCTGGAGAGTTCAATTCACCAATAATCCATTCAGTTTTTCAGAAGTTGGCCGGTGGGAGGGCGATCAAGGTAATCGCTCTACGGTCACTTTGGAATTTGAAGGGGTTAGAATTAACTAATGGCAATCATCATCCGGTCGGTTGAAAGCATTATTCTACTGACACAGGAAGTTGTGGTTGCCAATGGTTCCACACTTCCAATCTACGGTAGTGTCGAAGAAGCGGATAATTATTTCGCTATGATGCTTGAAGGTCAACGATGGCATTATACGGAAAGATTAAAGCGACTTCAAGCTTTGGTTAGTGCAACGAAGCGGATTGATAGGTTGAATTTCGTAGGTGAGAAAGCTGACGAAGATCAACCTTTGCAGTTTCCTAGGGGCACGGACACCGAAGTTCCGGTAGACATTAGGCAAGCCACATACGAATTTGCTTTGGCCTTGCTTAACGGGGTTGATCCTGATACTGAGGCAGACAACCTTGCTATGTCCTCTCAGGGTTATGGTGGATTACGGTCGGATTACGACCGGAGTTCAATACCGCCGTGGATTAATTCAGGCATACCATGCAAAACTGCATGGAATTTGTTATTGCCTTATTTACGTCCGCGGTTGGGTGTTTCACTTAGGAGAGATTCGTGATTCGGATTAAGACCAAGACTTACTTTGATGGCGACGGTAACTCCCCGCCTCCTCCTCCGCCTCCGCCTCCCCCGCCGCCTCCGGCTGGTAAGGTGTTCACTCAAGATGAAGTGAACAAGATGATGGCGGAGCATAAGCGTACTCTACAACAGGAGAACGCTCAGCTTGTAAAGCAGCTTGAAGAGATTCGTTCAAATGCTAATTTGACGCAACAGCAGAAGGACGAGCTTGATGCTCGTATTACTACGTTGCAACAACAGCACTTGACGAAGGAGCAGCAACTTTCAGGTGAACTTGAGAAGGTTAGCAAGAAGTACAAGACTGAAACTGAAACCTTAGCCAATGAAGCTAAGAAGTGGCAGAGTCAGTTCCATACTACGCTTGCGACTCAGGCTCTCTTGGAAGGTGCTACAAAGCATCAGGCTGCTAAAGCCAGTCAGATTATCGCTATGTTCGGTCATAAAGTTAAGGTCGTTGAGGAAGTTGACGATCAAGGTCAGCCGACTGGTCGCTTCGTTCCAAAGCTCCCTATGACTGTTCTTGACCCTAAGACCAAGAAGCCTGTTGACGTTGAACTCGACGTTGTAGAGGCAATTGGTAAGTTGCGTGAAGATCCGGATTATTCTAATCTCTTTTTAGTGAACGGTGTACCTGGAATTGGTGGTTCTCCAAGTGCCAACGGCAATAACAAAGCCGGTGGCGGTCCTCCTCCTAGTGATCCTGCCGAGTATCGTGCTTGGCGGAAAAATCAAAAGTAAAAGGGTATTATGTTAAAGCTCAAGACTGTTACCTACTTCGACAACCAGATCGACCCGTACATTCCGGAGTGGTGGGCGAATGAGACGCTTGCTATTCTTGAAGAAAATATGGTTGCGGCTAGCCTTGTGAACCGCGACTTTGAGAAGTATTTCCAGAAGTTCGGTGACGTGGTTAACACCCGTCGTCCGCGTGAGTTCGAGGGTAAGCGTAAGGTGAAGGGTGACGCTGTCACCATTCAGGACGCGATCGCTGATAACGTCCAGGTTACGCTGGACCAGTGGTGCCACGTTACGTTCACCATCGACGATATCGAAGAGACGATGTCGATGAAGAAGCTTTCGGAAGAGTACGCTCGTCCGGCAGCTATCGCTTTGGCTCGTATGGTTGACCGGACGGTTCTCGGCCAGTATCCTCGATTCCTTCCTAACGTTGCTGGTAAGCTTAACGGCATTACCACCAGCAATGTTAAGGATTACATCATCGATCTCCGTCAGGTGATGGATGATAACAAGGCTTACGAGGCTGGTCGTAACCTGATTCTGAGCAGCAAGACTGAAGGTGATATGCTGCGTCCGGAATGGTTCACGTCTGCTGATAAGCGCGGTGACACCGAAGGTCTGCGTAATGCAACCATCGGTCACAAGTTGGGCTTTGACTTCTACAAAGACCTCAACATGGCTAACGTGGCTAACGGCAACACCGTTCGCTCGTTTGCTATCAATAACGCCGCGGGTTACAATGTTGGTGATACAGCTCTTACCGTTGACACCGGTACGGGCGAAATCACTGTTGGTACGTGGGTTGCTATCGACGGTATTCCTTACCAAGTTTCGGCTCGTACTGGTACTGCTCCGACCACGGCTATTACGCTTTCGTATGGCCTTGTTCGCGCTGTTGCCGACGATGCGACCGTGACTGTCTATACGCCGGGTGCTGTTAACCTGCTTGCAGGTTACGCGGCTGGTTGGTCTAAGGAAATCACTGTTGATGGTTTCACGGTGGCTCCGCGTGTTGGCCAGTTCGTTACCTTCGGTACGGATACGACCAACCGTTACACCATCATCGCTGTTAACGGTACTACGGGCATTACCCTTGACCGGGCACTGGCCGATGCTATTGTTAACGACGCTACGGTTAACATCGGTCCGGCTGGTGCTTACAACCTGTGCATTCACCGGGACGCGATCACACTCGCGATCCGCGGTCTTGCTCCGGTTAAGAGCGGTGCTGGTGCGCTTTCCAGCAGCGTTAGCATGAATGGTCTGGCAATGCGTAGCACCATTAGCTACGATGCCACGTATCAGAAGCATATGTGGACTCTGGACTTCCTTGCTGGTATCCAGGTTCTTGACACCGATCTTGGTGCAGTGCTTGTCGGCTAATCCTACTCAAAGCCAGGGAGCCGTTACTGGCTCCCTGGCCTTTTAGGGGCGAACACATGAGTACGATGATGCTTCGCCGCCTGCTTTACACTTTCAAAAGACAGTGGGGAGCCGAGTTCGATTATATTCAAATAATTCGAAGCGAAGTTGATGATCGAACTGGAAGGCGGCAAATTGACCGCAATGTACTCCACTTTCGTGGCGTACTACTGCCTTTGAATCAGCTTCGTAAGTTCATTCAAGATATCGGTTACCTAGCCGCGAATAAGAACTTCACCTATGGTGCTTTGAACGACTTTAATACGTTCAATATTCTTTTTGATATACACGATATGCCTCCTGAGTTCAATCCTGAACTTAACGGGTATATTACACACGGGCACAAACGATACGAGCGGGTATCTATTACCAGCTTCTATGACCAGGCTTATTTGTTGACCGTCCGTGGAGTTGAGGGTGCGAATCCCTATGCCGAAGTTCGGCAGCGGGCTTTCAATACCCTTCAAATTCAAGGGAGAGTCACTTATGAGCTTAACTAATTTAAAGCGGTGGATTAGTGCATCATACCGCAAACAGCTACGCAAGCTACTTAGCGGTGCATCGCTTTTTGTTGAAGGTGAAGATCGCCAGACTTCGTTAACACCTGACCACTATGAACTTCGTATTGATGGCCCTTACGTTAAGCCTAATGGTACTAAGGGCGAATATTGTGCTTACATTGAAGTGAATATTCTTTGTAATAGTACAAGAGATCAAGCCAATGTATACAAGAAAGAGAACTTGCAAGGTGTTGCGTCAGAAGCTTTAACTCGTGACTTCTGTATCTATAAAACAGGTAATGAAGAAAGCAATGAAGCTGATGACGGTTCACTAGTTGGACTTATGCAACTCATCCCACATGAAGCTATTAAAACTAGTGAGTTTGGGATGATTGATCCGAATACTGAAGTATATCAAAGCGTTGTTGAAGCTCACTATGAAATGTTCTTTTCCCTAAGGTAACCTATGGTAATTGACCTTAAGAATGCTGAGGTCTTTTTCGTTGACGGCAATATTATGACTGGTGCCGTCGACTTCATGACTGGTTATATGGAAGGTGCAACTTCAATTGTTGTGAGCGGCATTACTGGGATTGTCCCGGTCGGCTCGTTCATTACGATTGATGGTGTGCCGCTTTACGAAGTAACTTCGACCGTCGAAACGATGGGTAACACGACTACCATCAACTTCACACCTGGCTTGAGGGGTGCTGTTGCTGATGATGACGTTGTTACTGTCGATGGTCAATTCTTGCGTATCAAGGTTGGTGATGGCACCATCGCTTGGACGGAGAAGAAGCCTCGCGAATTCATTATGGATCGTGGCACTATTGACACGGTTCGTAATGCTGACGAAGAGCCGATGGATGTTAACTTCAGTCTTCAGTACAACGAAATTACCGCATCTACCGGTGATCCGCCGAGTCCTGAAGATGTTTTAAAGCGTGTTGGTGAGGCAGCGGCGTGGGTTACTTCTAATACGGAAGACCCTTGCGCTCCTTACTGTGTTGATATCTGGGTTGTCCACACTCCGCCGAACTGCGAAGCTGTAGAAATCGAGAAGGTCACGCTGCCGCGCTTTTACTATGAAGAGTTGGCTCACGACGTTAAGGCTGGTACCATTCAGTGTACTGGTCGTTGCCTTGCAACTGATGCAGTTGCTGTCCGTATTGCTCAATAATGAGGTTAGCTATGCCGCTTAAGATTGGTGGCCTTGAGATGAAAGGCCCGAAGGAAGTTCTTATTGTAATTCCTCGGGACGACCATGATATCCCCTTTAAGTTCATTGCCGTTAATGATGATTCGGAGTTTCATAAGATTTGCCCCGAACCTACGCCTCCAATGGCCATTAAGCCAGGCGAGGGTAAGGTGGCGAAGTATGATGATCCCGGTTACAAAGCGGCACTTGGCTTATATGCAGAGCAACGAGAATCTTGGTATGTTCTGAAGTCTCTTGAACCCAGTAAGATTGAATGGTTAACCATTAGAATGGATGACCCCAAATCTTGGGTCAATTGGCGTACAGAACTTAAAGAAGCTGGATTCTCCGTAATGGAAATCCAGCTTATCTATTCTAAGTTTCTTGAAGCTAACATGGTTACTGAGCAGATGCTAAGGCAGGCACGAGAACGTTTTTTAGCATCTCAGCAAGCGGACTTATCGACAAAACAGTGATCTCGGATTACCGAACTCACGAATTTGCGATATGGCACGCTTGCGAACGTTTTCATATCATCCCGCCTGGTTGTAAAGCTAGGTGGGATGATATGAATGCTTGGGAACAAGCGTCGTTGTTAGGTTACGATCAAATTCGTTCTCACGACGAAGCTAAGGAAAAATCTCGTCGAGGACTATTATGATTCTAACCATATCAGCGACTGTTGAAAAGTTCGATAAAGAACAGTATATGGCTGCGGTAAAGGCTGAAATCCGTAAAGTCTTTATGAAAGCGGGTCAAAAGTTTCTACTCGCAGCCATCCCTCGCATTCCTATCTGGACAGGAATGGCGAGAGGAGCTTTCAGAAACGCAGAAGACTTATTTGGTAAAGTTACAAACGATAAAACATCAGGCGTTCGAATTCGTACCACGCAAGGTCGAGGAACAGCTGGTCGCGGTGGTGGTGAGAAAATTACCAGCAAATATCGTCGTGGCTGGTACTATACTCCTCCCGGTGGTCAAAAGATCGAGCGTAGTCCACAATCAGGGCGACCGTTTGCAACGCCTACCGATAAGATTTTAGACATCACTGGTGGATCATTGGCTTCAGGTAAGACTACATTCTACTTTCGCTTTAAAGTAGACATTACTTACTTTGATAAATTTGACACAGAAAAATGGGGAGCGTTCAAAGCGGGTGGTGAAGCCTTTGTTGAATATGTAAATAAAAATTTAGAGCTTCCTGACCCGCTGAAATTCATGACGCGAAAGCAGGTTAAATAATGCCTACAATTGATATTCAAGCAGATACAAAGCAAGCTGCATCTGCTATGAATAGCTTGACTGCTCAATTAGGTGCAATTAAAGATCGTATTGAGCAAGTTACAAGTACAGTCAATACTTTCAATCGCGCTGGTAACCAAATCAGCTCAACGATTCAAGGTATGACTAAAGATGGCAAAGAATTTACTGCTACTTTTAAGCGATATGTAGATAGTAACGGTCAGTTTTTTACGGCTCTGAAAAACATTAAATTCAAAGATCAGCTTACAGACGTTGTAAGTAAAAGTATTGAATGGGAGGAAGTCTTAGGACGTATTAGCCGTGGGTTACAATACTTCGTAACTTATCGTGCTTTTAACTTTATCTCGAATCAGATTGAACAAGGTATTGCATCTGCTAAAGATTTTCAGGTTCAATTATCGTTAATCCGAACGATTTCGCAAGACGCTCAACAATCATTCTCTAAATTTGGTAGTGATGTTCGGGGTGTCTCGGATCGTTCAGGCATCGACATTAATCAAGTAGGTAAGGCTTTCTATGACACTATTAGTAATCAAGTTGCTCGCGGTGCTGATACAGCACCGTTTGTTGAGCAAGCTGCTAACCTAGCGCGTGTAACTGGAAGTGAGTTACCAGATTCTGTTAACTTGCTTTCATCTGCAATTAATGCCTATGGATTATCTGTAAGCGATGCTGAGCGACTTTCTGCAATCTTCTTCAAGACTATTGATGAAGGTCGTGTTGTCTCTAGTGAGCTTGCCAATACCTTCGGTCGTGTGGCAGTTCTTGGTTCTAACCTCGGCGTGTCTATCGAGGAATTGAACTCTGTAATTGCTATCACGACGCAGAAAGGTTTTAAGACTGCTGATGCCTTAACGCTTTTAACTAACTTACTTATTAAGTTAGAAAAGCCAACTGACGCAACGCAAGCATTCTTTGAAAGCTTAGGTGTTAATACCGGCGAAGCTGCAATTAAATTGCTAGGCTTCAATGGTGTTCTGCGTAAGATGGTTGAGGCTGTCAAGACTGGTCAAGTTGATGTTTCTGCGTTCTTCGACGAAATTCGTGGTCGTAAGCAGTTTGGTGTCTTTGAGCAATCTATTGACCAGATTGAACGTTTTGCAGGTAAGCTGAGTGATACGACTGGTGTTATTAAAACTTATAATGACGCTGTTGCAATCCGTGGTGAAAGCTCCGCAGACAAATTAGTTAAAGAATTTAATAAAGTCAGTAATATCTTTACTGTTGAATTCGGTCAACGTGTTTTAGAAATTACTGCTAATATGTTTGAGTTTGTTGGCGGAACTAAGGGTATTGAAAATGGATTAAGTGTTCTTGTTCCAGTAGCACAATCAGCTGCAATTGCCTTAGGTGCTTATACGGCAGCAGCTATTGCAGGTAAGATTGCAACATTCGGTTTTGCAGGATCGCTTAACACCTTAGGTAAAGCTTTACTATTTGCAGCACCTGCACTCGGTGTATTTGGTGGCTTAGCATTAGGCGACTCATTGCAAGAAATTTGGG